TAGACATAAACGGAGCAGCTGATATAAGTGGAGCTTTAACTGGAGTAGATGCTTTAACTATGTCTGGTGTTCTTGATATAACTGGAACAACGGACTCTAGTAATGCTACTGGAGACACTGGTATTTTAAGATGCGAAGGTGGTGCTAGTATAGCTAAGAAGTTGTATGTGGGTAGTACAATAACAGGTTCTGCAGATGTAATAGCTTTTTCTGATAGAAAATTAAAAGAGAATATAGAAACTTTAGATGGTAAGAAAGTTTTAGATATGAGAGGTGTTAGCTTTACTAGAAAAGATACTGGCTTACCTAGTTCTGGAGTTATAGCACAAGAGATACAGAAGGTAGCACCAGAATTAGTACACGACACTGAAGGCACTTTAGGTGTTGCCTATGGTAACTTAGTAGGTTATCTGATAGAAGCTGTTAAAGATCAACAAAAACAAATTGATGAATTAAAAGCAATGTGCAATGGCTGTTCCAAGTAGTGGTGCATTAAGCCTTGCTGGTATTAGAGCTGAACTAGCTACTAATACTTATAATGCTAGTGCAACAACCACGTCTAGTCTTAAAGACTTGTCTGATGGTACTGTAGCTACAATAAATACAGATAATGCTTCTGGCGATAGACCTGATGGCAACACGCCTCACGCAATGACTGAGTTTTATGCTTATGACCACGATCTTTCTTCTTTTGGTGACGATATAAGTTTTGACTTTGACGGTTCAAATGATTTTTTATCAGCAACTCCTAGTGAAGAGATTATTGACGCCGCGTTAGAAACATCAGGTTCTGTTAGTATATGGGTTAAGTTAGACTCAATGTCTTCTAATGGAATTATATGGCAAATAACCGCTGAATCAGGAACTAGTAATCAACTGAATATTCTTTGGCAAAATGCTGCAGGTAAAATCAGAGGTAACGTTAAGCTAGGCAACACTGCTAACTTAGCTGATTCGGGTAGTGGTTTAGAAAATGACGGACAATGGCATCACGTTGTAATGACTTGGCTTTCTGGATCTAACACAGCAGCTTTAAACATTGTTAGGTTGTACGTAGACGGATCGCAAACAGATACAGATGCTATAAATCATACTTGGAATGACGCAGCAGATCCAGCTCTGATGACATTTGGTAGAAATAGTATACAGAACAATGCTTTTTTTAATGGTCACATGAACGATATAGCTATATTTAACGACGTGTTGTCAGCATCTGAAGTGTCAACTATATATAACTCAGGATCACCTAAAGATGAGTCTCGTCATTCAGGAATAGTAGCGTATTACACAATGGAAAGTTATGAAGATGGAGATGAGGAACTAGTATCAGATCTTGACACAGCGTTTACTTTAACAATAAATAATAATGACGATATAGATAGCTCAGACACACCTTAATATGAAAACATACGTAGTAATAACAAGAGATGAAGTAAGTGATGTAGATTATTCTAAAGTACACGAAACTTCTGCAAATACACTTAGATATAATAGAATAGGCACAAAAACTTTTCTTAAGTATGATGGAGACAAACCATCGTTTTTGTATGGTAAAACCGAATATACAAATGATGAGTTTTTAACAATACTAAATGATGTTGATGGAGAATGGTACGTGGAAGATACTACTTCACTATAAATATACACTATAACGTGTAATAGTAATAATACAATTAAATTAACTTAAATTAAATAAAAATGGCAAAAAATAAAAAGAAAACTGAACTACCAACACACATACAACCAAGTGAGTTAACCAAGATGAAAGAACTAGTTGGACAAACAAACAACGGTCACCTGCAGCTAGGTCAATTATCAATGAGAAAGCATAAAATACTACACGCTTTAGCGAAAATTCAAGATGAAATTACTTTATTTCAAGAGAGTATTGAGAAAGCATATGGAAAATGTGAAGTAAATGTTGATGATGGTGAAATAAAATACATATCAGATGAGCAAGCTGATTCGTAAAATATCAATAGGTAAAGATTACAAGAATGACGCCATGCACTATGCCGTTGGGCAAGATGTGTATGGTGGTCATACTATATGTGATATTATAGAAGAACAAGATAAGTTTAGTGTTTATATTAAAAAAGGAAAAGATGTTTTACCTTGGAAAGACTTTAATAAAAACATGGCTGTATCTGTAGAATATAATTTACAATACTAATGAAGAGTATTTACAACTTTGTTGTAAAACCTTTAGGAGAAAGATACAACAACACTAAAGATGTAGATGGCTCAGAACTTATATTAAACACAGAGATATACAGTCATCAATATGTAAATAGATTAGCTAAAGTTATTAGCACACCTATAATAGGTAAAACAGATATACAAGCAGGAGATATAGTTGTGGTTCATCATAATGTTTTTAGACGTTGGAATGATGTTCACGGTGTTGAAAGAAATAGCAAAAGTTATTTTGACGAAAACACGTATATTATAGATACTGATCAAATATTTTTATATAAAAGAAAAAATAAATGGTCAGCTCCAAAAGGATATTGTTTTGTAAAACCTATAGAATCTATTGACAAACTCAATATAGAAGTAGAAAAACCACTTATGGGAATAGTTGAGTATAGCGATGGAACTGTTGATAAAAACGATTTAGTTGGTTTTAGACCAAGCTCTGAATACGAGTTTATTATCGATGGACAAAAGCTATACAGAGTGTTCTCACACTTTATTACAATTAAATATGAATATCAAGGAAACGAAAAGGAATATAATCCTAGCTGGACACAGAGCAGTTGAAGAACTTATTAAAGTTGCCAAAGAAGACATTGTAGATTCTGACGATGATATATCGGCTGATAGATTAAAAAATGCTGCAGCAACTAAAAAGTTAGCTATATTTGACGCTTTTGAAATACTTAACAGAATACAAGAAGAAGAAAATTTACTTGAAGGTAAGCACGTTGAAGATGAAGTTAAAGTATTTAAAGGTTTTGCTGAAGGAAGATCAAAATAATGTACGAGCAAAATTTATTTAAAGTTGTTGAGCCAATAAAAAAAACCACAATAAGCAGACTTAACAAAGGTAAAAAGTGGAAATATGGTTATAACAAAGAACAAGACCTTGTTGTTATATCTAGAACTGGTCAAATAGGAGATATATATGAAATACAAAACTTTAAAATTGCACTGCCAAAAACTACTGACGTATACAGCAACAAAGAAAAAAAGTGGAAACAGTTTGAGTATCCTAAAGAGTTATCAAGACTTAAAAGCATATTTGACTGGAAAAACTATCCAGAAGAAAAGAAAGCACAATGGCACGACTATATTGACGAAGAGTTTAAACGAAGAGATGACGGCTTTTGGTTTAATAATAATGGGAAGGATACCTACATTACTGGTACTCATTACATGTATCTCCAATGGAGTAAAATTGATGTAGGTGCGCCAGATTTTAGGGAAGCAAATAGATTATTCTTTATATTCTGGGAAGCGTGCAAAGCAGATAAGAGATGCTACGGTATGTGTTATCTTAAAAACAGAAGATCTGGGTTTTCTTTTATGTCCTCTGCTGAGACTGTCAATCAAGCTACGATTTCGACAGATGCAAGGTTTGGTGTACTATCTAAAACAGGATCTGATGCCAAAAAAATGTTTACAGATAAAATTGTACCTATATCAATTAACTACCCGTTTTTCTTTAGTCCTATTCAAGATGGTATGGATCGGCCTAAATCAGAACTCGCTTATAGAGTACCTGCGTCTAAGTTTACTAGAAAGAAGATCACAACAAACGAAAAGTTAGAAGAAATACAAGGATTAGACACGACTATAGACTGGAAAAATACAGGTGATAATAGTTATGACGGTGAAAAGCTACAACTACTAGTACATGATGAAAGTGGTAAATGGGAAAGACCTGATAATATTTTAAATAACTGGAGAGTTACAAAAACATGCTTACGATTAGGTAGTAGAATTATAGGTAAGTGCATGATGGGCTCAACTTCAAATTCATTAGACAAGGGTGGGGAAAACTTCAAAAAACTATACAACTCATCAGACGTTACCAAGCGAAACAGAAATGGACAGACAGCGTCTGGTTTATATTCTCTTTTTATCCCAATGGAGTGGAACTACGAAGGATTTATTGACGAACACGGAGTTCCAGTCTTTGACAATCCAAACCATGATGTCTTTGACCCACACGGAGAGTTAATAGATGTAGGTGTTATAGAAAACTGGCAAAACGAAGCAGATGGTTTAAAAGGAGATCAAGATGCTTTAAACGAATTTTACCGCCAGTTTCCAAGAACCACTGAGCACGCTTTTAGAGACGAAACAAAAAACAGTATATTTAACCTAGTTAAAATATACGAACAAATAGATTACAACGAAGAAATGTCAAGAACATTAGGAATTACTCAGGGTAATTTTCAATGGGTTAATGGTATAAAAGACAGCCAAGTTATATTTTACCCAGATAAAAAAGGTAGATTTAAAGTAAGCTGGGTGCCGCCATCAAACATACAAAACAAAGTTGTAATTAAAAATGGTGTCAAACACCCAGGAAATGTACACATGGGTGCTTTTGGTTGTGATAGTTATGATATATCAGGTACTGTTGATGGTGTTGGCTCTAAAGGAGCTTTACACGGGTTAACCAAGTTTAGTATGGAAGACGCGCCAGCTAATCAATTTTTTCTAGAGTACCTAGCAAGACCACAAACTGCAGAGATGTTCTTTGAAGACGTTTTAATGGCATTAGTATTTTACGGGATGCCTATACTCGCAGAGAACAATAAACCTCGTCTATTGTATTATTTAAGAAGACGTGGTTACAGAGGTTTTAGTATGAACAGGCCGGACAAGATTTGGAACAAACTATCTGTAGCTGAAAAAGAAGTTGGTGGAATACCTAACTCAAGTGAAGATATAAAACAAGCTCATGCTGCCGCAATTGAAATGTATATTCAAGATCATGTAGGTTTAAGCACTGATGGTATTTATGGTAGTTGTTATTTTAACGAATTACTAAATGACTGGGCTAAGTTTGATATAAACAAAAGAACAAAGCATGATGCGTCTATAAGTTCTGGACTAGCTATAATGGCAAACAATAGACACTTGTACGCGCCAAACGCAAGGGTAGAAAAACCTAAACTAAATATAAGTATTGCTAGATATGCAAACAAGGGTAATACATCTAAATTAATTAAAAAATAAATATGGCAGATTCTGTTATCAATAATTATTTTCCAAGCCAAGTCGTAAGTGATTTGGAAAAAATGAGCTATGATTATGGTTTAAGTGTTGCTAGAGCGATAGAAACAGAGTGGTTTCATGTTGATAGAGGTTCTAATAGATATAGAAGTAATCAAAATGATTTTCACAAGTTAAGATTATACGCTAGAGGAGAACAATCGATACAAAAGTATAAAGATGAGTTGTCAATAAATGGTGATTTATCTTATTTAAACTTAGACTGGAAACCAGTACCTATAATACCTAAGTTTGTTGATATAGTTGTAAATGGTATAGCAGAAAGAATGTATGATGTAAAAGCTTATTCACAAGATCCATTTGGTGTTAGCAAGAGAACAGAATACATGGAGTCTATACTGTCTGACATGAGAACTAAAAAAATTAGCGAGTTTACTGAACAAGCTTTTGGTATGTCACTGTTAGATAATCCAAAAGAATCTTTACCAGATTCAAAAGAAGAACTAGACTTACACATGTCGTTAACATACAAGCAAGCTGTAGAGTTAGCAGAAGAACAAGCTATCAATGTTTTGTTAGAAGGTAACGATTATGAATTAATTAAAAAAAGATTTTATTACGATATTACAACAATAGGTATTGGTGCTGTAAAAACAAGTTTTAATACATCTGAAGGCGTTACTATCGATTATGTTGATCCAGCTGACTTGGTTTATTCTTATACTGAGTCACCATACTTTGATGATATATATTACGTTGGTGAAGTTAAAATGATACCTGTAAA